TTTGTGAGTGCATCTCTTCAAGATATGTTGAGAAGTTTAGATAAGCGTGGATATGAAATAGAAGACTTCCCACATCACTGGCAGGTTCAGTTAAATGATACTCACCCTGCTATTGCTGTAGCAGAACTAATGAGACTCCTTGTTGATGAAAGGCATCTTGAATGGGAGAATGCATGGGAGATTGTAACTCAGTCTATTGCATATACAAATCATACATTAATGCCAGAGGCATTAGAGAAGTGGGATTTAAAATTATTCAAAACACTTCTACCAAGACACATGGAGATTATCTATGAGATTAATAGAAGATTCTTACAGGTAGTACGTCTGCACTATCCTGGTGATGAATCTATGTTAGAGAAGATGTCTATTATAGATGAGAGAGGTAATAAGGCAGTTCGTATGGCACACCTTGCTACGGTTGGTTCTCATCATGTAAATGGTGTGGCAGCACTGCATTCTGAGTTGGTTAAGACTCAGTTGATGCCAGAGTTCTATGATTTATGGCAGCATAAGTTTACTAATGTAACTAATGGTGTTACTCCAAGAAGATGGGTAGCATCATGCAATCCATCTCTTACAGAAGTATTAAATGAATATGTGGGTGAAGGTTGGATTACTAATATGGATTCTCTTAAAGTTTTAGAGAATAAATGTGATTCTTCCTTGTTGGAAAAACTAGGAGAAACCAAACTAATTGGTAAACATCATCTTGCAACATATATTTTTGATAATTTAGGTATATCTGTAGATCCATCTAGTATGTTTGATGTTCAGGTTAAACGTATACATGAATACAAGAGACAGCATTTGCTTGCTCTTTGGATTGTTTCTCAGTATCTAAGAATCAAAAATGGAATCGATATTGTTCCTCGCACAATAATATTTGGTGGTAAAGCAGCACCTGGATATTATATGGCAAAATTAATCATTCAATTTATTTGTAATATTGCAGAGGTGGTTAATAACGATCCTGATATGGATGGTAAGTTGCGTGTAATATTCCTTCCAAATTATAGTGTTAAGTTAGGAGAGAAAGTATATCCTGCTGCTGATTTATCAGAACAGATTTCTACTGCTGGTAAAGAAGCATCTGGTACTGGTAATATGAAGTTCCAGATGAATGGTGCTCTTACTATAGGAACTCTTGATGGTGCGAATGTGGAGATACGTGAATTGGTAGGAGAAGAGAACTTCTTCTTATTTGGGCATGATGAAAAGGGAATATCAGAGTTATGGCAAAATGGATATGATCCTAAACATCATATGAGTTCAGAACTTTGGGAATCGATTAATCTTATTAAGGGTGGGCATTTCAGTCAAGGTGATAAGGAAACATTTAAACCTTTATTAGATAACTTACTCAATCATGATCCTTTTTGTGTTTTAGCAGATTTTACTGATTATTGTGATGCTCAAGATAGAGTAAGTAGTGCATGGAATGATCGTGATAGGTGGAATAAAATGTCAATGATTAACATTGCAAGGTCTGGTTTCTTTTCTTCTGATAGATCTATAAGAGATTATTGTAAAGAGATATGGGGTATATGAATATAGAAATCCTTGATAATTTTTTAGACGATTATGAATTTGATAAATTAAAAAGATTATTTTTAAAAAATTCTGAAATGGGAGAATATCATGAAAGTGATATTTCTGATGGTGTAGATTTTCCTTGGTTTTTTTATAATAGTACAAGTTATAATCCGTCAAAAGATATTGATAAACCTGATAACTATCAATTTGTTCATGTATTTTATGAGTTTCATTTAAGTAGAAGTGAACATTTTGAATCAATAGTTCCTGTTCTTGAAAAATTAAATGTTAAATCACTTTTAAGGTGTAAAGCAAATATGCAAATGAGAACAGAAACAATAATTGAAAGAGAATTCCATCAAGATAGGGCAGTGAATTGTAATCCTGATATAGATCCTTATAAGGTTGCAATATTATATTTAAACACTAATGATGGATATACTAGATTTGAAGATGGTAGAAGGGTAGAGAGTGTAGAGAATCGTGTTGCAATATTTTCACCAAAACTTAAACATTCTAGTACAACTTGTACAGATAAAAAAAGAAGGATAGTTATTAACTTTAATTATTTTTAAGACTATGGTTAACTTAACTGATTTACTGTATATTAAAAGAGGATTTTTATCTGAGGAACAATGTGAAGAAATCATTGAGGAATATAATGATATTCCTGATGAAGCAAATCAAGAGCATTGCCCAGAATCTATTAATGGTGTTGATACATGGTCAACCTATAAAGTAAAACAGGCACGTTTGGGAACTGATGTTTTTGATTTGATTCATAGTTCTGTTGAGACAATGGTATGCGAATACCATGATTATCTTGATACTTTTAAAGCATTTCATTGTATGAGAAGAACATCTCTTCTTTTCCCTCATACTTATCGTATTATGAAATATGATAAGGGTGCTTGGATACATCCACATACAGATCATGCTCCTTACATATATGGGAGTTGTACTATAAATTTAAATGAAGAATACACTGGTGGAGATTTTTCATTCTGGAATGGTAAGCATAAGGTTAAGTTAAACAGAGGTGATGCAATGATATGGCCTGCAGATTATTTCTGGGTACATGCTGTTGATGAGATACAATCTGGTACAAGATATTCTGTTAATTGCTTTCTTAGAGCAACACCAGAGTATTATCCCGAACATGTAAGGTTCGGTGTTCCCATCCCTGTAGACTTAAAAAATACTGCTTGGGATGGAAACCGAGCTCCTATTTAGCAGTCATCCATTATAATTAGTAGTGTACGCCTTCGGGGTACAAATTACACACTCGCTTTTAAAGGAGGAAAAACAAATGACTGCACTAGCAAGATACCATGCTGCTAACCTTCCAGAACTAATGAAGGTTATTAGACAAAATGGTATAGGGATGGATGATTACCTAGACAGGTTTTTTAATGATTCCCCACAATCAAATTATCCACCATATAACCTAATACAATTAAATAATCATGAGTCAACATTGGAAATCGCACTTGCAGGTTTCAAGAAGAATGAACTCAAAGTCTATACAGAGTTTGGAAAACTATATGTTGAGGGCGAGAAGGAAGCAACAGAAGTTGATGGAACATTTGTCCATCAAGGATTGGCCCAACGAAGCTTCAAGAGAGTTTGGACGGTCTCCGACGATACAAAGGTTGGATCCGTCGAGTTTGTTGATGGACTCCTCACCGTACAGTTGAACAAAATCGTTCCAGAGCATCACTCTCGAAAAGATTACATCTAAATAAAATGGTTCGAGATGGATCAAAAGGGTTCCTTGACGGAACCCTTTTTTATTGCTATAATTGGTACAGATAAAACTTTGTTATGAGTGAAGAGTTCACTAGAATAGCATCAGCACTTGAAAGAATTGCTACTGCACTTGAAAAGAAATGGCACATTGATATAGATCATGGGCACATTGAAAAGATAGATAATATTGAACATGCAGATATAGATACTCATCCTCACACATATTAATTATGCCCGAACAAACAAAACTTAAGTTCACTATCAGACAAGATGGATTAGTTTCAGAGGAAGTTATAGGTGTTGTTGGTAATGCCTGTCAAGACTTAACTAAATTAATAGAAGAACGAATTGGTGAAGTTACTTACGTAGAAACTAAACCAGAATACTATCAAAATCAATTACAAAAGGATGTCACACTTCAGCACAATCAAAACAAAACTTAAAGACCGTTCTATATTAATAGAAGCACTTGAAAGATTAGATGAAAAGGTTAATCAACCTTGGAAGGGAACATCTGTTATAGAGTTAGTTCTTTTGGATGATGTTCATGCAGAAAATCATGTAACTACTGAAGTTGATTTTTCTATTGGTGTTGATATAGGATTTAAACTAAATGAAAAAACAGGTGAGTATGAACTTATTGCTGATAGGCAAACATGGGATAAGAAAATTCCAATAGAAAGATTCCTTGAAAAACTTACTCAACAGTATGCTAGACTTACAATTCATGAGGTTGTTAAGGAACAAGGTTTTGTGTTAGAGGAAGAGTGGGAGATGGATGATAATTCTATTGAATTAACAGTTACAAGATGGGATTAAATTATGACACTTAAAGTAGTTGTTCTACAATCTAAAGAACAAATAATTGCAGATATTAAGGAAGTTCTTGATGGAGAAAAACCAGTAGCATATCTACTACAATCACCACAGATTGTTAGTATGAATAGATTTTCTTTATCAGAGGATAAAAGTGGTTCTAATTCAATAGAGGTTACTTTAACTCCTTGGATTTTATCTTCTGCTGAAAAAGATATACCAGTTCCTATTAATCATGTGGTAACAATAGTGGAACCTTTAGAATCAATTAAAGAAATGTATTTGGAGAAAACAAATGGAACAAGAAATCAAACTGATAGTTCTGACAACGGGACAGAATCTGATAAGTGAAATTGAAGAAGTAGGCACTGCTGATATTGGGCAACCTGATTGTAAATTAACTAAACCTTTTGTTCTTACTGGTGATAGGACACTTGAACAATTTTTAATAGGTGTCACAAGGGATGATGCTTTTATGATAGGATCTGATAAAATACTAACAATAGCAGAACCTACACCTATACTGCTTGAAAAATATTTGGACATCATTAAGGAATGAGATTTTATACAAACG